TCATATGAGTCAGGCCTCACTCATATGAGTTAGGTCGTCCTCCAGCCCCTCCGGGTAGACCCAGACGGCGGGGTTTTCGACCTGCAGGCAGAGCCCGGATTGGGGGCATTTGAAGTGGCTGGGCAGGACCGGACGGGCGGGTGTGGTGACCTCGCCGGTGTCTGGATCGACATGCTCTACGTGCGCGCCGAACTGCATGCCCTCGACGCAGAGATAGCCGAACCGCGACCGGGTGACGGGGAAGCCGAACCCCGAGGGGTCGCGCAGGAACTTCACGAAGCCCTTGGTCGCCAGCACGCTGAGGCGCTCGCGAATGGTGTGCTTGCTGCCCAGACCGCCACGGTTCTCGAAGGTCTCGGCGAACTGCATCGCGGTGTAGAGGCGCTCGCTGGCCGCCTCATCCAGCAGCATGCCGAGGATGACATCATGCTTGCGCAGCCGCTCGGCATCGAGCTTGGCGCCGACCTCCCTACGCACCAGGCGCTCGTTCAGCGGGTTCAGTTCGACCCACTCGCCCTTCACCTTGTCGATCAGCTTGCCCGGCAGCGCGGGGCCGTTCCGCAGCTCGATCTCCAGCCTGCGGACGCTGCTGTCCTCGTCGGGCCGGTGCATGAGCAGCCCGGAGGTGTAGAAGCCGCGCAGCGCGCTGGCGCCGGAGAGCGCGAGGAAGGGATCGTCCTTGACCTGGTGCTTGGTGGCCTTGCGGGTGTGGTGGGCGAGGATGACGCCCGCGTCCGGACTGACCGCCTCGCGCAGGAGCTCCACGCGGTCCTTCAGGAAGAACATCATGGCGGTGTTGTCGTTCTCGCCGCCCCCCTCAGGTCCGCCGTCGAAGAGATTGCGGATCGGGTCGATGACGATGATGTCGGGCGGCGCGTCGGCGAATGCGGCCCGGATCGCCTCGGCAACGCGGGCGACGCCCTCCGCGTCGAGCAGCAGCTTCAGCTTCGGCGTGGCGATGAAGGTGTCGCGCGCGGCGGCGATCACGGCGGCGGGCAGAGCGATCTGCTGCATGCGCTCGCGCAGGTAGTGATACTGGATCTCGGCCTGCAGGTAGAACACGCGCAGCGCCCGCGGCGGCGTGAAGCCGAGGAACGGCACGCCAGCGGCCATGTGCACGAGCCATGAGATCAGGAAGTCGCTCTTGCCGACCTTGGGCGCGCCCCCCAGCACCAGGAGACCGCCCGGCGTCAGCACGCGCGGACCGATGATGTCCTCGGGCATCGGGCTCGTGTCGTCGAGCAGCGCGCCGAGGCTGAATGTCGGCAGCGGGCTGGCCGGGGCACCGGCGTGGGCCGCGCGCAGGAGCGGCGGACCGTTGCGCTTCACATGCAACGCCCAGAGCCGTTCGGACTCGGCCATCAGCCGATCGAGCGGCCAGGACGGTCGCAACATGGCGGCGTTGTAGCCGCAGATCGCCTCCCAGCCCGCGAAGGGGTCGAGGCGGCCTTCGTGGACGAGGCGGATGTAATGGCCGATGGCGGCGCTGGCTCCCTGGAAGCGCGACCAGTCGTCAACCGCGCCCTCTCGCACCGGGGTGGTGAGCACCGCGTCGATGCCCGGCCTCGCAGTCGGCACTGCAACGTCGCTGGCGAAGCCCACGCCGGGGAGCGGCGGCATCTCGGCGACCTTCTCGGCGAAATCCGCAAGATCCAGCTCGACGTCTCGATGTTCGCGGATCTGCACAAGGCGCTGGTGGCCGTGCTTGTGATAGACGGTGCCAGGCACCCTGATCGGCTGGTGCGCCGAGCGGAAATGCGTGTCGCCGCCGACCTTCACCGCGATCTCGCCCCGCAGGCGACAGAGGGTGACCAGGTCGTCGCCCTCGGCGGGCTCGGTCAGTTTCCACCAGACATGGAGCTTGGCCGCACCCTCGGGCGTCCGCCCACCGCTCTCGATGATCAGCGTGGGCGTGCCGAGGTGGCGGGTGACATGGTCCAGCTTGGCCGGGATGTCGCCTGCGTCGAGATCGACGACGATGGCCTGCATCTGCAGCACATCGGCGGCGCGGGCCTGGCCCTGTTCCTCGACCGTGCCGGGGATAACATAGACGGCGGCGCCCTCGCGGTTCGCCCAGGCGGCGAAGGTCGCGAGTTTTCCCGGCGCCGTGTCGTCAGCCGGGATCCAGATGTTGTGCGGCTTGCCGTCCCGGCCCTGACCCTTGTCGACGAAGCCGCGGAGCGGGATCAGCCCCTCGCACCAGCTGAACACGGTGTCGAGAAAGACGGCGATCTGCTCGGGGTCGGGGTCGCAGCCGAAGGGGTTCTCGGACGGTGGCCCGTCATTGAAGTCCATCCACGGGTTGAAATGCAGGATGCCGTCGTCGCTCATGCCGGCAGCCCCCAGCAGCGCTCGGACCAAGGGCAGAAGCGGCATTCGAAGAAGTCAGGCGTGGTGGCGACGCGCGGCAGAAGCTCGCCCGCATCGGTCGCCTGCAGGATCCGCACGCCCCGGTCGGACATGCGCTGCGCGAGATCGGCGTCGAAAGGCACCAGTTCATGGTGCATCTCGGCCGTGTCCTTGTTGATCGCGGTAAAGAGCGCGGGCGCGGCGCTGATGCCGGGCACGCTGGTTTCCATGTAGGCCTGATAGACCGCGATCTGGGCGGCGTAGACCGGCTTCGACTTGGTCACGCCGTCCTTGACACAGGCGCGCCAGTTCTTCGCATTCATGGTCTTGCATTCCCATAGTGCGGGAACGGCCAGACCGAAGCCTTCGGGCCCCGCAGCGATGATGCCGTCGACATGACCGCGGATGCGCCCGCCCGCGACCGAGAAGCCGAACTGGCCGCCATCAGGCCGGTTGCCCTTGCGCGTGTAGAGGTCGAACCCCGCGCCGCGCAGCCAGGCGACGGCCAGATCCTCGAGCGCGTGGCCGATGGCGAAGATGCGCAGCGACTGGCCGCTGAAGTCCTGGCTCTCGTCCTTCGGCGTCGCCGTGAACTCGAACTGCAGGGCCCGCTCGCAGGCATGGCCGAGGCGCGAGCCGCCCAGATAGTCGCGGGGCAGCCGCGTGGCCTGATCGGCGGTCAGCGCCAGATCGACGGCGGCGTTGACCCTGTCGGCGAAGCTCGGGCGATGGTTGAAATCCAGCGTCAAAACGGCACCTCCGGCGTCTGCGCCCGGGCGATGTCGGACATGGCCTCGCGGAAGCCCTCGACGGCTTCCTCGATCAGCGCGCGCACCTGCGCCTCGCTGAGTTCGGCGAGCGGGGTCGCCCAGCCGATCTCGTCCATCAGCAGCGCCACGCGCTTCATGGTGGCGGTGATCGCGGCGCGCTCTTCCTCGGTCAGATCAACCATGGCGGAACGCCTCCGCGCCAACCGCGTCCAGTACGACTGGCAGGACATCGAGCAGAACCAGACCGATGGCCGGGGCCGTTTCGACCGGACCGGATCGAACCAGCCAAAACCACGGGTGGGTTGCCGGCAGACAGCACAGAGCGTTCCACGCGGATGCCAGAGCCGCCGCCGCTCCTCGGCCGTGATGGAAATGGGAGAGGCCATGGGTCATGCCGCCCTCCGTTCGGGAGTGGCCGCCGCGCCGATCAACTGCCGGATGGCGCGCTTGCTGAAGCCGAAGGTCATCAGCGCCGAGGCGCGGTAGCGCGTCAGGCCGAAGTCATGGCGGCACTCGGGCGGCAGGTATTGCAACTGCTTCTCGGTCGGCGGCTGGCGCAGCCACGAGCGGGTCTTGAAGGCGCTCTCGTCGGTCTCGTGGGTGTTCAGCCAATCGTCGGCCTGCGCGAGGCAGACCGTGCGCTCGCCCACGCCCAGCAGATGCGGGCGTTCGCCCTTGGCCCCGCCGATCGCGTACCAGACCCCGTCCAGCCAGAAGATGCCGCCCCAGGCGGCGAAGCCCGTGGCCATCAGCGCATCGTCCGTGCCGAAGAGATCGACCCAGGCGAAGCTGGACCGTTTCAGCAGGTCGATCTCGGTCATCATGAAGCCCGACAGCGGCGCCGTGGCCCCGCCTTCGCCGGCACCTTCGTCATCGCGCGGGAACGCCTCGCCGCAGAGCGGGCATTCGGTGGCCGCCAGCGGGATTTCCGCCTCGCAGGCGGGGCAGGTTTTCGTCGGCGCCTCGCCGGTCTCGGTCTTGCCGTCGAGATCGACATCCTGTTCCAGCGTGCCGTGGATCAGGCTCGAGGTGCCGAAGTCGAGCACTATGCAGTCGGTCTTGACGATGCCTGGATGTTCCTCGGGATCGACGGTGCGCAACCCGCGCCCGACCATCTGGATCATGGTGGACTTGTAGGAGCTGGGGCGCAGCAGCACGACGCAGGAGGTGGGCGGGTGGTCCCAGCCCTCGGTCAGCACCGCCACATTGACGACGACGCGGATGTCGCCTGCCGCGTAGCTGGCGAGGATCGCCTTGCGGGTCTCGGCCGCCAGATCGCCATGGATCAGCGCGGCGGGAACGCCCGCTGCCTTGAACGCGTCGGTGACATGTTCGGCGTGCGCGACGGTGGAGCAGAACACCACGGTCTGGCGGTCGTCGGCCTTTTCCTTCCAGTGCCGGATCACCTCGTCGGTGACGGGGGCGCGGTCCATGATGCCCGCCACCTCGGCCATGTCGAAATCCGACATGGTCTTGCGGACCGCGCGCAGCTCGTCCTGCACGCCGACATCGATGACGAAGGTGCGTGGCGGCACGAGGTGGCCCGAGGCGATCAGTTCGCCCAGCCGCACCTGGTCGGCGACATTGTCGAAGACCTCGCGCAGCCCCTTCCGGTCGCCCCGGTTCGGCGTCGCGGTGACCCCGAAGATCCGGGCATCGGGATTGGCCTCGCGCACCCTGTCGATGATGCGCCGGTAGCTGTCGGCGACGGCATGATGCGCCTCGTCGACGACCAGCAGATCGAGGCGCGGCATGTCAGCGAGGTTCGAAGCCCGCGC